ACCGACCCCACGTACCGAAGGTTCCGTTCAACAAGGACTTACATCGCAACACCCCGCCAAGAGCTGCTCTTGACGGGGTGTTGTGCGTTAGGGGTGTTGCGTTTAAGTCCTATGATGTTACCAGCTGGCCATTGGTTGTATATAGTTGTTTTCATGTCGAGAGAATTTGTCGATTTTTAATCATTCAGTCACTGTTGTAAGTCAATTTTCTTGTTTTGTTCTTTTCTTGTCAGCCATGTAAGTAAAAGCTAAATTGTTGTCTAAATGCACAAAGCTATAATAATCAACTCTCCACAGTTCATTGTTTTTTTCCTTCAAAACGCACTTCAACTATCTGACCAAGCAAAAAACAATGTACTGTGACCGCTCTGCCTATTATCAAAAAGCTATAAAAGCCACTGCAAGGCGTTTAAAAATAACACTAACTTGTTGTGGCTTTTTTTGCTTTTTGGGCGATTAATTTGTCAATAAGCTACTTAATTTGCATGAAGTTATCTTACGCTTGCATAATATCTTTCTCGATTTTCTTTAAAAAGTAAAAGCTGCTGTTCTTGTTCTTTGTATTGTTTATATAGTTCATTTTTTGGCATTCTCTGTTCTGGGAATGTCAAGGAAAAAGCATCTAAATCGCTTGTCTGAATTGAACTTTTAGGAACAACCTCTTTAATTTTCTCTAAAGCACTCAAGTAGTAAGTCTCGCTAATTTCACAAGCAGTTAAACTAATACCAGCGTTGTAACACGCAACGGCAATGGTTCCACTACCTAAATGAGTGTCTAATATTTTGTCGCTCTGATTAGCATACATTTTTAAAAGCCAGTCATACAATTCAACAGGTTTTTGTGTGGGATGAATCTTGTTTCTATTTTTTCGTACACTATACCTGAAAATTTTTGAAGGCTTATCTAACGATGACCAAGCCATCTCCGCCATAGAAAAGTTGTTTAGTGTTTCTGGTTGATTTTTGTCCCAAATGATAAATCCTTTATTATATTCGCTTCTAGTCCAAAGTTGTCCAAAATAATTTCCACCCCAAATAATCTGATTTTTAGATACTCGAAATAACTCATTGAAATACTCATTATTGGGTTTTACGTCCCATTGACTGTATTCTTTCATATTAAATTTGTGGTCTCCGCCTCTTTTGGTTTTGTTTAGAATTCCATAAGGGGGGTCAACTATTGCGAGATCAAAATAATTATCTGGATATCTTGCCATTAATTCCATATTATCTTCTCTTGTAATTGTAATCATAGCAATTATTAATTTTTAGCTGCGAATCTTGAAATTGTCAAGTCCGAAATGTTTTTACTTATATCTTTCCCTAAATTTTCAACAATAATACTGTCAAAGTCTTCATAATCAATTTCTCTTATATCATTGTCAATACAATTGTACAAGTACTCTGAAAAAGTATTTGCACGGATTATAACAATTGGACTTGTTCGAATATCTTGAAGAACTGCAGGAACATATCTTGGTGTAACAACTATTGTATAAGCTCCGCCAACTTTTTCTCGATGACCTTCTAATCTGCCAGCATTAATTCCTGATAATTTATTTTTGGTCGATTTTGCATCAACAGCAAATTTCTTTTGCTTAGGAATATATATACACTCTAAATCGGTGTTACCAGCACCTCCAATTTTTTGAGCTTCTACATTATAGAACATATTAAAACCATTTGTCAATGCATCTTCAAAAAGATATGCTTCTGCTCCGTCGTTGTTGTTGGCATATTGCTCAATTAATTTGGGGAGATTAAGTAGTTCGTATTTAAAGTCATTAACAAGTTCTCCGATTTCCTTTAAAAGTATTTTCGGATAGAAACTGTAGATTTCTTTTATAACGTCAATTGTCAAACGTTCAGGGTCATTAAGCAATAGTGGGTTTTCTGAAAATGGATATTCTATTTGTAGCCTATCAACTAACACTTTAATAGTATCTGGAATTGAAATTTCGTTTCTTGTTACTTTTCTAAAAGTATTTGTAATTCCATGTTGTAATTTGCAAATTACAACTCCATCTCTTTTATTTAGAACTCCTGCACTTTCAAAAAGAGTTGAAACATAGTAATCCCATTCGTATGCAGAATTTACAAAAGCGTGTCTGTCTTCTTGGAATTTATGCGCGAGTTCATTATCTGAAAGATTTCTTAATTCTAACAATTCGATTACTAACTTATCATAAATATCTTCGTTTACCTTTTTGAGAAATACAACAGAATATGCAACCTCAAAAGCATACAGTTTATTTGAAAGTCTTGGCTCCGACAATAACTTGTAAATCAAACGAAAAGGATAAAGTTGAAATTCAGAATCTGTACCGCTGTGAGGATGTTGGTATTGAACAGACCAAAGCATTGTAATGAAAATTTTAGCAGTTTTTTCCTTATCATCAACGTGTTTTAAAAATAAGTTGCCAAGTGGACTAAATAGAAATCTGGCTTCACCTTCAATTTTTGTTTGATAACCAAACATATAATAAGAAAGTTGATTGATTTTGTGATTTATGGCATCAAGAGGAAGCTCTGGATTCCTTTCATTATATAATCCCAACTCTCTTAATTTCAAGTTAAGTCTTATTTTGTCGTCTCGTGAAATACCTGTTTTTGTGAAAGACTTTAAAAATTCTGCAACTGCACATAGTTTTTCAAAATCCCTTGTATGTCTGTACAAAATCCATTTTTTACTATCAATTCTTAGTGTCATTTTACTCTTTGTTTATTTGAGAAACGATATTTTTTATTAACAGAGGCGGAATACACTCACCAATACATTTTCTTATGAGTAATTCAGGTGTATTATCAGGAATATTCCAGTCTTGAGGCAATGATGATAACAACATTAATTCCAATGGTGTTAGAACTCTTGCGTCCGAATATGTTCCATTTTCTAGTTTTCTTCCTGGATGTACATTTAATTGTGAACTAATTGCATCATTTCTCATAGTAATTGTTGGCGCAGGTTCATCCCATTTAATTCGTCTATATGTTGTCATATAGCTTTTAATTTTATCTCCATTTGGTTTAGTTGGAAAGTATTTATCGTTGTCAAATGCAGATTTGCCAGTCGGTGTATGCTTCATCCATTCAACGTGGTTTTTTGAATGATTTCGAGCGAAATGCCATTTAATATTTGACTTTTTTCCAGCTTCTATACTTGGTAAAAATCCGATTTTTTCTTCAACAGTTATTGCCTTTTCTGCTTTAATTGGTTGACCCCATTTTTCACCTTTTCGATACAACTTTATAATTGCCCTAGTTCGTTTCTGAGCTACACCATATTCAGACGTATCATACACATTTGCTTCTATGTTATATTCAAAGCCAAATAAGATGTTTAAAATTTCTGTAACTTTTAGAAACTTATTTTCGAATGGTAAGAGCATTTTAAAAAATGTTGGAACGTTCTCAATTAGTATAAAGTCAGGTCTTTTTAATTTGATGAAGTCAATGATTTTAAAAATAAGAAAATTTCTCTCATCATTGAGCATTTGCTCAATACTTCGATTTTTTCCAGCCACACTCATCCCTTGACAAGGTGGTGATGCAATTAAAAAATCCAATTTCGCGGGTGTACTTTTTACTAGTTTCTTGAAAACATTTTCATCTAAGATACTTCCAGCAATCATTTTTGATTTAGGATACAACGACTGATACAAATTAGCTCTTTCTGGAACTAATTCATTAGCTGCAACTATATTTATTCCGACTTCTTCAAAGTAAGTTTCTGCTATACCAGCACTTGAAAATAGAGATGCTCCTATCATAGTTAAAACTGAATTATTCCTTGTTGTGTTTTTTTAGCTCTGAAATACTTTGCCTTTTCTTCAGCAAGTTTTATTAGTTCTTTATTATCATCTTCTCTATACAAGATGTCGGCTATTTTTTCGCTGTAATATTCCTTTTCAAGTAGTTTTATATCTAAATTAAAGAAATTAGAAAGTTTAGGTAAAATTTCTTGAGGAACACTTCTTTTACAGTTTTCAATCTTTGATAATGTAGATTGGTCAATGTCTAATGCAGCAGCAAGTTTAGTCAGTGTTAACCCATTTTCAGACCTGAGTTTGTGTATATACTCTCCAAAAGTTTCTTTCATGTTCTTGAATTATTTTTCTTGACAATAATGGCAAAAATACTAAAATATTCTAATGGCTGTATCAGAAATCGAAAAAATATTGGGTGGTGGGTGGTTTTAGAATGCTAAAGTTTGGTGTATTTTCATTTTTTTTAGTCGATTTCTGTGAAAAGCAAAATTTCTGACTGTGTCGCATCGTTTCTTCTTTCTTTTTTTTGGCTTGCTGGTAACGCTACTGTATGTGCAATACTTTTCCTGTATGTACTACGCTATTGCCCATACATCCAATTTATTGAAATTTATTAATACTTCTATATTGTTGATAATTAGCATTGTAATG